CCCTTCAGCATGGTGGACATGGCCCCGGCGGCGACCTTCTCCATCGCGTTGTTGACCTGTGTGGTCCGCGACGCCTTCTCGCGGTCGCCGAGATAGGAACCTACAAACGGCAGGTTGGCCTTGCCCGCCTCGAAGCCCGCTTCGGGCCCCGTGAAGATGCCTTTCCCGAACGCCTCTTTGGCCTTGGTGAGTTCGTCGACCAGCGAAGTCTCCGACGCCAGTTTCTTCTCGGCGTCGGCCTTGCGCTGAAGCGTCTGCGGATCGGCGGCGTCGTCCAGCCGCTTCTGGTCCAGCGTTTTCTGCTTCATCGCCAGTTCGTTCGCCGCCATCTTCTCGTCCGACGCGATCTTGGTGGACTGCATCTGGGCCTCGTGACCCTGCTTGATGAGGTCGCGCTGGGTGTTGATGTCGGCACCGATCCGCAGCAAATCCTGCTCCGCCTTCTGCTGTGCGACCTTGTCCTTACTGGTGGCGGCAACCTGATATTCGAGGTTGGCTCTTACGGCTTCACGCTGGAGCCCTTGCAGCTTCTCGTCCTGCGCGAGCTTCTGGTTAAGCTGGCTGGCTTGGAAGCGTTCGGCCTGCCGGGCCTCGCCGCTCGCGAGTTCAGACTTGAGCCGCGTGATATTCGTCTCGTGGGTCTGCGCCTTGTCGGTCTGTCCGCTGGTAAAGGCGTTGTCCCGGTCCTTCTGGGCCTGCGTGAGTTCAGCACCGAGCCGCGCCATCCGGGCGTCGTGCTCCTGCTTGCTTTCCTGCGTTTCGCTGGCAGCAGCCCTGTTTTTCGCACCTTCACTCTCGTCCGAGGACGTTTTAAGTATCGTCCGCCCTGTCGCGCCGCTTTCCTGCAACTCGGCGACGCCGCGACGGCCCGCGATTTCGTCTGTCGAACGCTGGTTCTGACCGGCAATCGTTTCGGTGTTGCGCGTATTGAGGCCGGTCTCGGTGCGGACGTTCTGCTTGTTCTGGTGCATCTGCTCCCAGATTTTGGTGAGGTCCTCTGGAGACCTGCGGCTCATGACGCTCTGCTGCTGCGGGCTCCATTCGCCGTTCGGGCCCTGCGGGCCCTGCGCGATAACTCCCGCCAGTTCGTTGCGGCCCGCTGCCGTGGCTTCATCGGCACGCCTCGACTTGAAAGCGTCGACAGCCACGTTGGCCACCTGCGCCAAGCCCTGCACCGGGGTCTGGGTGTTCTCGGGCGTGAACATCCCGGCTTGTTGCGTCGCCTGCTGCGCCTGCATGTCCTTGTAACGCTGCTCAAGCGCCTTGATGGACATGGCTTTCATCGGGTCGCTGTAGCCCGACGTCGTCGTCGATGCGAAAATCGCCATCTCAGGCCAACCTTCTGCTGTTGAGCCGCTGCAAGGCCATCGCCAGTTGCTGCCGCTGCGCGTCGGCTACTTTCGGGTCCACCGTCGGAACTATGCCGGGAGGTATCGGCTGCGGCGTCGGGATGCTCATCTGGCGCGAGGCATCCGTCACGTTCTTGGCCCCGGCGGCGTAGGCCTTGCCGACATTCTCCAGACCCTCTCCGGCAGCCTCGCCGTATTTCTGGCTGGTGGTCTTTTCCTTCTTGTCGGTGTCGTCCTTGGCGGCGGTGTCGTCGGCCTTGGCGGTATCGGACTTGGCAGTGCTGTAATCCGGTACCGGATCGCCGGAATAGAAATCAGCAGTTGATCCCGCGCCTCCGGGGCCCGCGCCGATACCCTCGAACTGGCCGATGCCGGTGTTCTTTGCGCCATTCCACGGGCCCCAGCCGCCCTGAGATGCCTTTTGCAGCGCGTATTCGATGGTGGCCTTCTCGTTCTTGGGGTCGGACGGATCGAGCCCGGTCTCTTTCTGAAACTCGTTGCCGAGGCCGCCGCCGGTGTAGAGCTGGAACGCCCCGAAGCTGGGCTCCTGCACGCCGTTATTGAACACGCCGGACTGAAAATTGCCCAAGCCCTCGGACTTCGCCACCCGCAGCGCGACATTCGGGTCGATGCCGTATTTCTTGGCTGTTTCGACGATGAACGGCGTCAGCCCGCGCGGGTCTCCCGACGCGGGCCTCGGCACCGGGGGCTGTGTCATCGGAGGCTGCACCGGAGCCTTAAGCTCGATGCGGGCCTTGTTGCGCGGCAGGTCGTACTGGACCATTGATCGTTATCCAAAATAGAGCTTGACGCCATCCTCGGGCGAACCGGAAGAAAGGTTGCCGGGCGAACCGGCCGTGGTGAGCATGGGACGACCGCCGCCGCCGCCACCCGCCAGTAACTGCGACAACTGGTTGCGAAGGCCCTGAATATCGGCACTGCTGGCACCGCCTCCGGCAGGGGCGGCGGGCGGGCCCTGAACCACGTTGCCTCGGGGGCTCTTGTAGTCGAACATGTAGGGCCTCAGACCCGTCGCCGACGGGTTCTTGCCCGCGTTCTGGATCAGCGGATGATCCGTCGTCGACGGGTTCAGCGTCGGCGTCTCGATCTCGGGCAGGAAGTTCTGGAATTTGCCGTAGTCGTAGGGATCGCCGGTCGCGCTGTTCGAGCCCGCAATCGGCAGGCCCTGCATCGGCTGGGCCGCCTGCGACATTGCTATCAGGGATGCGATATCGCTTCCGCTGCCGCCACCGCTCGAAGCCATGACAAATCTCCCTCAGGCGAAGAAGCCCTTGACGCCAGCACCCGCGAGACCGAACAGACCCGCATTGGTCTGCGACGCCGCGTTGCTCTGGGCCTTGTAGTTGTCCGAGATGTACTGCGCGATGTTCGGGGCCGCGACCTGCGAGCCCTGAAACGCCTGAAACTGCGGGATGGTCGCCTGCGAGCCGCTCATCAGCGCGCTGATCTCGTTGATTGGCTGGTTACGCAGCGCGATGTCCTGCGTCGCCTGACCGCCGCGAAGTGTATTGTAGTAGTTGGCCAGCGACTGATCGAGATTGTAGCGGCTGGTCGAGGCGTCGTTGTACGCGCCTTGCGCGGCGCGGCTCTCGGTGCCGGAAGCCAGATAGGCCTGACGCGCGGCCTCGGCGCGGCTGTCGTCGCGCTGCATCTGGTAATTGCCGTAGCCCTGCCCGCCCGGCGAAAGGCCCCGCGCCGCAAGCTGCGCCTCCTGCGCCTGCTCCTGCGGGGCGACGCTTCTGTTGTAACTATCCATCATCGCCTTCTCGATGGCGGGACGGTCGGTCGCGCCTTGGTCCTGCCGCGTCGCTTGGGTCTGCAAACTGGTCTGCCACGGGGCCCATGAACTGGTGTCCAGCGGCGTGTTCAGCGTGTCGCGCACCTTCGCCGACTGCTCGACCGCCGTGGTGCCGAGATTGTACTTGCCTTGGGTTTCGAGGCCCTGAAGTTTCTGCTGGTCGGGCGAGAGCGTGGTGGTTTTCTGGTAGCGCGGCGCATAACCGGAGATTTGCCCGTTGGTGTAGATCGGCACCTGCTCGACGGCCTGATAGCTCACCGTGCCATACGGGTTCACCTCGTTGGCGTTGCTGCCAATCGTGCTGTACTGGGCGGCGGTCTGGTTCTGCGCGCCTTGGGCGGCAGCGGTCGCATATGGATTGGGGGCGTCGGGTTGACTGACCATTAATGGACCCTCTCGTAGACGTAGTCCGGCAGGGTCGGCGTCGCCATCACCGTCGGGCCCTGATAGCCGGGGAGATATTTGCAGTCGCCCTTGAGCATGCCGTACATCATGGTGTCTCTGGTGCCTTCGAGCCCCAGTCGGCGATAGCCCTCGTAGACGAAACCCAGCCGCTGCACCTGCCGCAGGGCCCGGCGGTTGTCGGGCTCGACTTCGGCAGTCAAACGTCGTGCTTGGGCGAAAGCCGCCGTGAAGATGGCGCGCAATACCCGTCTCGACATGCAGCGGGGGTCGAGCACCATGATCGTCACCCGGCCCTCGAACCAGAACGGAAACTCGATGGCGAAGATACCTGCGATACCGCCAAGATCATTGCGGGCCCACGCCGAGAACCAGCGCGGGGCCCGAAAGTCGCATTGGGTGAAATCCACGCGCAGATGCTGGGTGAGCATGTCCTGTGCATCTTTCGGGAGGTCGCCGAAGCTGATTTTCACATCAGGCCCCCGAGTTCGTAAAGCACATCGACGCCGGAAAGCGAAAACGTACAGCCAGAGACACTCACGCGGATGCGCGGGGCCCCGACACGACCGAGGCCCGTGATGCCCTGCCAGTCTTGGCGTGGCTGAGTTACAAAAGCCCAGTCCGAGACGTCCCACGTCGCCGTGTTCCAGTCGGCACCGCCGCCGGGCCCGAAGGTGACTTCCGGCTGGTTGACCGGCGGAAGGTTATCGTAGTCGACTTCGAGGTCCATGAACGGACGCGGCAGTCCGTCGGTGACGAGGTAGAGCCGCATCATCTTGAAGTTCTTCTTGGCGACGCTCTTGTAGCTCGACCATGTGAAACGCACGTCGGCGTTGATGGCCGCGCCGTTGTCGTTGAGATACTCCTCGCCGCCGAGGTAAATTCCGCCCTTGTCGTCGCCGAAATAGAGATGGTTGCTGAGCCAGCCCCAGCACCGCGACGGGATGTCGGTCCACTTGGTCCACGCCTTGTTCGACAGCCGCTGCACCATCTGCTGGTACTTGCCGCCGCCCAGCGGCATGTTGCAGATGGCGTGGCCGGTCTGCTGGTTGAGGATCACCTGCCAGCCGAAGGTGTCGCGCTGCGGCCGGGCGATTTCAGTGAAGTCCTTCATGACGCCGAGATCGATCTGGCCGAGGTTTTCGCTCTCGGCCTTGAGCAGCGTCGTCATCGGCACGAAGCCCGAGGATATCAGGGCATAGAGATCGCCGCCGAAATTGACGACGCTGTTCTTGGACATCGGCGCGTCGAAGCGGAAGATGCCGATCAGCTTGAAATCGCTCGCCGGGTCGACGCCAGAGTAGATCACCGCCTCGCCGTTGGAGGAGAAGATGACGATGGCGTCGTCGAGGCCCAGTCCGCCGTCGATGGTCCATGTGTAGACCGCCGTGATATATCCACCGCGCTTGAACATGGCGTTGAGCGGCAGCAGGAACAGGGCCCCGGTTTTCTGCTGCACCGGCAAATAGTAGAGCGCGAGGTTGTCGCTGTCGGCGAACCACAGCCGGTTCATGTGCGACAGCACCTTGTCGAAGCGCAGCGGGTTGACCCACGTTGCTCCGGAGGGCGCGGTCACGGTCTCCTTGACGAAGGTAGTCCCGTCCCACGACACCACGCCGTCGTGGCCGTTGACCATCACGGTGTAGTCAGTGGACGAGAGGTTGGCGAAGTAGGTCCAGCTCCAGTCATCGCCTGTCCAGCCGGTGGAGATCGAGGCCCCGGAGGTGTCGTAAATCTGGGTACCGGCAGCAGCGACGATCTTCTGCGTCGGAGACCCGTAGTAGGGGATCATGGTGGATATCGGTGTGTTCGCCGCGATCTGGCCGGTCTTGATGTAGCCGGGCCGCACGGTGATGCGGTCGTCCTCGACGACCCAGTTGGTCATGATCGAGGCGAGAAGAGGGTCTGCGTCGCCAAGTTCGGCGTGCCGCGAGAGGCCCTTCAGCGGGGCCCTGAAATGGGTGACCTTGGCCGCAGGGCGTCCCTTGTTGAGAAGCCGCGTCGGCGTGCCCCGGCGGTTCTTCAAAAGCAGCGTGCCTGCGGGGAACTGCTTCATTGCATGCGCCCCGGGTCGGCGTTGAGGTCGATCACGGGCGCGTTGCGCCCGGCGATCTTGTTGAGGCGGGTGATGAAGTCGCGCTGCTCCTCGCCGTATTCGAGGCCCTTGGCCTTCAGGAAGCGATACTTGAGGCCGTCAACGGCAAGGCGTGCATCGAAAAGGATGACGTCGTCGTCGGCGGTGGGCCGGGACTTGCGGACCACGCCGCCGCCGTCGATCAGCCAGTTGCCGTCGCCAAGCTGGTCGCGATAGGGCGGGTCGAGAAGAAGTTCATCCGCCACGTTCTGGAGCAGGGCGGCCATCTGCGCGATGTCGGCATCCGCCGTCCCCACGACGTTGATAACCGGCTTCTGCACGATGCCGATTTCGAGGGAAGCATCCGACACGGCGTCGACGATGGTCGCCAGTTTCGCCATTTATGCAGCCGCCTTCAACCGGAGGGTCTCGATCTGGGCCTTCTGCGAGGCGATGACGGTGACGGCCTCGGCCATCTGCTCCTTCAGGGCCTCAAGCTGACCTTGCAGTTCGGTGACGATTTCCTCGTACTGGCCCGCCTTGCCGTGCAGCTCGATCATCTTGACGGCGCGGTCGGCGATTTCGAGGACGTCGGGCGGTATGGTCTTGACCGCTTCGGCACGCCGCTTCTTGCTGACGGTCTGCGCCAGTTGCTCGACGGTGTGGATGTCACGGATGGCGCACATCTGGAAAATATGAGGAGGACAGGCAGGCCACAGCGCCAGCGGATAGCCGACGATGGTTTTGCGGGCCGCGCAGGTCTTTTGATAGAGTTCGTAGGGCCCGGGATGGTCGGTGATATCTTCCTCCTCGGCAACGCGGTCGATCCCGAGATAGGGCGGGCGGTCCATGCGGACGCGGACGATCTCGCGGTACAGCGGCATGCCGTCGGGACCGTTGCCGTCGCGCTCCCAGCCGGAATAGAATTTCACCAGTGTCGGGGTATCTGACATAGAGGCTCCATCGGGGAGCGCGGGGAAAAACGGCGGCCGTGCTCCCCGCAAGTCGGCCGCCGTTTAACGATGCAGCGACTAAGTTCCCGTTGCCGTGAGCCTGCCCTGCATCGAGCGGTTGGACAGCGTCAGCGCCCCCATGAAAGCCATGTGGCGGGTAACGGCGTCCATGTCGGGGCTCTGGTCGGGCAGGTCGAGGGCCTCGAAATTGCGACCGGAGTAGATTTCGAACTTCATGTACTTGGTGTTGAGGTAGTAGGCCCCGGTGATGCCGGTTGCCGCGCCGTCGAACACCAGAGGTGCGCTCTTGTATTTCAGGGTCTCGAAGCCGAGGGCCCCGAGTTTGGCGTCGGCATAACGCTGGTTTTCCTGAAGGCCGCTCTCATAGGTCGAATAGATTTCACCGTCGGCGACGATCAGGTCGGGCTTCTCCGCGCCACGGATCAGCTTCATCCAGAGCGCGTTCATGCCTGCTTTCAGGGCCGGATACTGGAGGCCCGTGGCCCGCGCGACCGCTTGGAACTGGTTCTTCCAGAACGTCCACGTACCGGCGTCGATGCCGCCGACGATACCGAGGCCGTCGACGGTGACGAAGGCCTTGAGGCCCGCGAAGGACTTCGCAACGGTACCATCACCATACACCGCCTTGGTGATGTTGTTCTTCATGGTGCTCTCGGCGTTGTCGAGCTTGCCCTCCAGAAGGTTGAGGATGCGCTCGCGGGACCTGTTTTTCGCGAGGTCAGGGCCCGACAGCGTGACGCTGGCGACGGCGTTGGCGGGGTCGTAGTGCGCCTCCGAGATCGTGTCCTTGGTGGCGCGGCTGAGAAGCTCTGTTCCCAGATACCACGCAAAGGTTTCCTCGGCGTAGGTCAGCGGGCAGGAAATCTGCTTGCCGCCTTCGATGACGCGGACGCGGTTGCCTTCACGCAGCAGCGCGGTGACCGCATTGGAGTTGGAGACGTTGTCGGCGAACTGCTTGTGGTAGTTGTTGATCGTGGTAGCGACGAGCATGGAGACTGTCGGGTCGGCCATAAGGCACTCCTATGGGGTTAATACCCGATCTCGTCGGCAGACTGCTCGATAGCGTCCCGGATGCCGCCCCGTGAGGGCCCGTCGGCACCGTTGGGTCTCGCGACAGGAGTGGTAACCCCTCTCGTATTCCCACGCTGCGCGATGCGGGCCTTCGCGATGTCGTTCTGCGATTGCGTGCGGAATTGCTCCGCGTGCAGCAATTGCTTCCTGACTTCGGGGTGAGCCCAGCAGGCGGTGTCGTAAGCCTCGGCCAGATTGCGTTGCGGATTGGCCTTGAACAGGTCGATGATGATCGGCAGCACGGCGTCGAAATGAGGACGCAGCGGGCGTCCGTCCTTCGACTTTTCTTCCGCGAAGCCGTCGATCCCCTGTCTTGCACTTCGTACACCCCAATCAGCACGAGCCTGCTGCTCGATCTGATCCCTGCGTTGCAGCTCGCCCCGGATGGTTGCGAGTTCGCTATTCGTCTTGCCGAGATGATCGGCGATGAACTTGACTGCCGGGTCCTTCAGGTCCTCGTCGGAGAGACCCGCAGGGTTCGGCGGCGGCTGGCTGCTCAAGGCGGAGAAGATGCGCGCTGGGTCCAGCCCCATGCGTTGCGTCAATCCCACCAGCAGCTTGAACTTGTCCTGCTGGTCGGGCGAGGTGCCCATCCGGTGCCATGACGCCCACTCTTGGATCGCCTGAACCGGGTGAACGCCCGCCTGTCGCAACGACGCCGCGATCTGCGGGTCGTTGAAGATCGGCGCAAGCGCCTGCGTGAACTGGACTGCTCCCGCACTCGCCTGTGACTTGCGCGTGAACTCGGCCTCCATGTCGCCGTGACGCTTCAGAAGAAAGGATTGCCCCTCCTTCGGAAGCTTGGCGAATGTCGCCTTGTCCTCCGCGCTCCAGTGCTCCGGGACCTGATTGCTTCGCGCCGGTTTGACGGCGGCTGGATCAGCAGGGGGCGTCTGGGTGGCTTGAATTGGTTTCTTCGGGGCTGGATCGAGGGGTTCGATTGCTTCGCCCGGCTGGCGGTACCCGTCCTTGGGCACCCAGCGACCGCTTTTATCGCGCGGTCTGTCGTCCTGCGCAAGGGGTTCTTCGGCCGGGGCCTCCGGTTGGGGGACCTCCGGGTCGCGCCCTCCGGGCCCTGCCTCAGCCTCGGCTTGGGCCTCGACGTCGTCGTAGGCTTGTTCAGCTATATCCCTAAGGCTCGGCGGGGCCTCGTTTGGCGTGTTTTCTCCGGCCATCTCGTGCTCTCCTGAATGTTGCGGGGGTATCCCGGGGATCGTAGCTGCCGGAGCTGGCCAAATCCCGGTCGCGCTGGCGATGCGATGAAATCGTCGCGTCGTCAATCGGCGAGGCGTAGGCCTCGAAGCTCTGCACGGAAGGGGCCGGAAGATCGCTGGCCGCACGACGGGAGTTCGCCGGTCTGTGCCGCTTCTCGATCAACCGGCCCCCGTGCAGGATGTAGATCGGCATCGTCAGTCCTCGCCGTGGAGGATCGCGTTTCCCGCCCACATCAGCGTCGTTTCGAGCGAGGTGAAGGCCAACGCCATGCGACGGTTGCCGGGCCTTGAGCCCTCGGTGGTGCCGTCGAGTTCGTGCAGCACCAAGCGGAAGGCTTTTTCGGCCTCCTTGAGCTTGGTCAGCCGCGCGATGACGACTGGAGGCAGCAGATGGCCGGTCCACGGGTCGACGGGGACGCCGAGGCCCGGCAGGTGCATCTGGTCGTTCGGTCTGAGGCCCGTGCTCATGTGTACACGAAGTTGTCGGCCGCGCCGCTGATGGCGCTGACACCCTTCGGCGTCGTCACGCGGGTGTCGACGCTGCCTGCGGCATGCGCGGGTGTGGTGCAGGTGATGGTGTTCGAATTGACCACGATCACCGCCGTCGCCGCCGTACCTCCGAACGTGACACCCGTTGCGCCGGTGAAACCGGCACCGGTGACGGTGACGGCAAGGCCGCCCGCCGCGAGGCCCGTGCCCGGGTTGACGTTGGACACGATTGGCGGCGAGTTGACGTCGGGATAGGGCGCGCTTGGGGCGACAGGGCCCGTGCGTCCCGCCTGCCCGGCATAGGCCCCGGTGTCGAGGCCGAGATCATCGAGGATCGGCAGCGGCGGCACCATCAGGGCGGCCTTCGCCGACTGGGTGCGGGGGACATAGATCGAGTTGATGGTCGCCGAACCGGAGTTGGCGATGGCGACGTTGGAAGTGGCAACGTCCTCCTCGTTGCCGGGGCTGCCGCCGTTCCAGTCGGTGCCCGAGGTGTATCTGGGGCGGTCGAAATACTGGTTGGCCGGTTGCAGCATCGCCGGGGTGATCGGCAGCGGGTAGCGGACCATGCCCATTATCTGTCTCCCCTCGTGCCAAAGGGATCAGGCGCGCGGTGCTCGCTGGGGGTTTCCTTGACATTGTCGGTGGAGCCCTTGATGCCCTGCGAACCGGTGACGATCTGCTCCGGCGGCGGCGGATTGCCGGTCGGATACGGCGTGCGGGGCCCGATGCCCTGCATCTCGATGGTCTCGACCGGGCCCGGGGAGACTTCGGAGGCGCTGGCGGGCCCGACGCCAAGCAGCTCGCTGGACGTGTCCTTTTCCTGCTCGGTCAGCATGTCATCCGGCACCGCCGCGAAGGTCTTGGGCGCGTTCGGGTCGGGCGAGAGTGTCGTGTTGGCGGGATGATTAGGGTCGTGATCGCGGTTGGCGTAGGCAGGCCGGTGCTCCTCGTGCAGCCGCTCGTCGCGGCCGCGCTCGGCGTCGTCGCGCTCGTCCTTCCTGTCGCGCAAATACTGCGCGCTTTCCTTGCGGACGCGCTCCTCGTGTTCTTCGCGGGCCCGCTTGTCGGCATCGTTGGTGGGGTTGGCCATGTGTCTCTCCCTTGTTTACATCGCGGGTGGACCGCCCATGCCGGGCGGCGGTGGATTGCCCGCGAGCTGCGCGGGTTTGGGCGGGCCTTTTCCGTTTTGACCCCTTGAGGGCCCGGGCGGCGGAGGCCCGGCATTCTGTCCCGGCGGTGGAGGCCCGGGCGGTGGCGGCGGGCGCATCATCGCGCCGGTGGGGTCCACTCTCATGTAAGCGCCAAGCATCTCCTGATAGCCGTCGATGAGGTCGACGACGCCCCGGGAATGCCTGACGGGGTGGAGAAGCATCTTTATCATTTCGAGGGTCAGGTTGATGATCATCGGCGGCGGCAGCAGACCCGTTTGAAGAAGGCCGCCTGCGGCCTGCATGGTGCCACCGATCACCTGCATGATCTGGGCGTTGGCTTCCTTTTCCGTCGCCTCGTCGGCCTGCACCGTGCTGTCGGTCTCGATGTTGATGCTGCACATCCGCGAGAAGTCGTTGCGCAGGATGTCCATGACGGGGGGCGTGACGTTCTCGCCGGTCATGCGGGTGAGGGTCTCGGCGTCGAAATTGCGGGCGATGATGTCGGCCTTGAGCCGCATCAGGTCGCGGACGAAATTCGCGACCGCCATCTGCGCGCCCTGCATGCGGCCGGAGCCGATGGTGCCCTTCATGCGCTGGGCGGTGGCGGTCTCGTAGGGGTTGGTCGCGCCCCGGACGATGTCGGCAATTCCTATGATTTCGTAGATCGCGTTCTTCTGCTGGTCGCGGCTCATGTAGAGTTCTTTGAGCGCGTTCACCCATTCGAGGATCGGAACCAGCCATATGTGATTTTGCAGCCCACCGGACATGAGATCGACGCCGTCAACGGGAAGAAGCTTACCGTCATCCGCAGTAAGAAGGTTCGCGATGTCCTTGTTCGCAGCGTTATACCCGCCACGAACCTTGATCTTGGCCGTGAGGTCGCTGATGCGTCTGGAGGTGTCGTCGAGGTCGGCGGCGAGATGGGCGTAAAGGTCATAGAACGCCTTCGGGATCATGGTGTCAGTGGTGACCACCGCATAGATAGGCTTCGGAATGGGGTAGAAGCCCTCCAGTCCAAGTACGTCGGGGTCTACCCGAAGCGCACAACCACCCCCCTCGCGGATGATCCATAATACTTCGCGCGTCGACCTGTTCCAGATTTCCCAGACCATCGCCTTGCGCACTACGCTGTCGAGTTTGTTCGCGGTCTTTGTGGATTGGCCGCCGCCGACGGGGGACTTGGCGGCGGTCTCCTCGGTCCATTTCAGCAGCTCCGATAGCTTGCCCGCCTTGATGTATTCCTGAAGCTTCGGGCTATCCGAAAATTCCTCGGTGAGGGCCTTCTCGGCAAACAGATGCCGGAACGCGATCCATTCGACGTCGCCGTGGCCGCGCACGGGGTCGATCAGGATATCTTCCCAGAACACATATTCGTCGTCGACGGTCTCCCAGATTTTGGCGTCCTTCATCACAGGTTCGCCGCTTGCCGGGTGAGTTAGGGGACCTCCCATCACTGGGTCCTCGACCGGGATTTGCTTCAAGACGGGCTTCCAGCGCACGCGGCAGATGCCCCGTCCGGGAAGAAGCATGTCCCTGACGGCAGCCTTGACCGCCTCGTGACTGGCCTCGTCGGCAACCACGACTTCGAGCGCCTTCTCCATGACGGCAGCGGCGGTGTCGATGTCCTGCTGCCGGGGCATGCCGGGCGCGGGCGGCGCGGGCTGGGGAATGGTCTGGGGCCCCACGGGTGGCTGGGGCGGCGGCGGCATGCCGGGGGGCATCCCCGGGCCCTGCGGCGACAATGGGCCCGGGGGCGGGCCGCCACCGTCCGACAGCATCACTTGTGGCGGTGGCGGCCCTACACCCGGCGGCGGGGCAGGGGGCTGCATTCCGCCGGGAGGGGGTGACGGGGGAAGAGGTCCCCCGGGCGGAGCCAGCGGCATGCCCGGTCCTCCGGGACCGGGCGGTGCGGAAGGTTCACCCGGAGGACCCATCCCCGGAGGTGGAGGGGGCCCTACCCCCGGAGGCATGCCCGGGGGAGGCATCCCCGGAGGACCCATTCCCGGTATCGGCATCGGCGGCATCGCGGACTTTTTCACGAAGCGCGAGCGCACGACAGGGTCCGGCGGTTTGGAGTACGCCGCCGGTAGCATGACCTCGGTGTTGGCGTACAATATGTTGAAGGTGCTGGAGTTCTGGCTCCCGCTGTAGCTCAGGGCCCGGCCTGATTTACCCGGGCGGGGGCGGGTGATGGGAATATCGCCGCGATATATCTGGACAATTTCCCTGCCTCTGGTGCGCCAGTCCTTTTCGGCACGCTCGGCGTCGCTGAGGGCCTTTTCCCAGAAACTGGTGTCGACTTCCTCGGGGGCGGTGGCGGCAAGCGGCGGACGATCAGGGTTGTCACCCTCGGGGGAGAGGGGCGTGACCTGCGGCAGGTCGTCGCCTTTCGTGTAGCTGGTCTCAGCCATCCGTAGCTCCCCCGATTTGTCTCAGTACACCCAGCAGCTCGGCGCGTCGAGCCTGAAACGCGGTGTCGTCCATCAGGGCCTCGACGGTCCTGCGGGCCCGCATCGTGGCCAGATGCCAGACCAAGGCGGTACGTTCCTCCCGCTTTACGTCATGCTCGATCAGCAGGTCGTCGAAGGTCATGCGATTTCGTCCAGCTTGAAAGCGTTCCTGACCAAGAGAGGGTTCAGGTCGACGTCGCTCTCGACGCGGGCCCCGAACGGGCGGGACATGCAGGCGTAACGGATATCGTCGACGGCATGATCTTCACCTTCAGTGTCGAGGTCCTCCATCCGGTTCTCGTCGTGCTGCTGCATGGGAAGGGTCCTGATCGCGTCGCGACAATGGTCGACGAAGAAGATCATGGGGTCGCCTTCCTCGTCGCCCCGGAGACGCCAGCGGACCTGATCCCAACCACCCATCCGCTTCGGCGTAGAGACACGGCTGTTATCGGCACGCCGGAAGTACACGCCATGACGTGCAAACGTCTCACCAATGCTCGGACCTGACACGACTTGGAATGCAGAAGGATCAAGTATGCCGTACGCGATTGGTTCTCTAAATCCTCTGCCGTCGGTTTCACGGCGTACGACTTCTTTCGCGACCGCGTCGGCAGGGAGCTTGAGCCCCTTGTTGGGGCCCGAACTGCCGTACCATTCGCGGTACCTGATGATGCTGTTTTTCGGAATACGTCTTTTGTCATGAACGAAATCCTCCTGCGCGACGACCCACCAGCCCAGACTGAAAGGACTTGCGGAGCCCCAGTCCATCGACCTAAATCGCGTCCAGTGCAGCGGCATGCGCGGAGGAGTTATCACATGGCGGTTGGGGTCGAACTCCGGGAAGAATGCGCCCTCGATCACGTTCCAGTCGCCGTCGAGCCACGCCTTGACCAGCGCGGCGGAGCCAGAGGCCCTGAGGCGATTGATGTAGCCGGGGTCATTGTTGAGAAGCTGCGGGTTATCCGAAATCTTCGCGGGGATGAAGATGCGGATCAGGCCGTTCTCGGCGTCCTTGACTGGCTTGTACGCGCCGTTGTCGATCACCCATGACTTGACCCAATGGTGCCCGGGGCCTCCGGGATTACAGGTAGCTCTGAACTGACATCTGGCACCACTCGTGGTCCTCAAAGTAGCAAACAAGCGGAAGATGCCGGTAGGTGACGCGTATTGCGTCAGCTCCTCGACGTAGACCCGGGTCAGGCTCCAGCCCTGATAGTTCATCGCATCGGCGTCGTTCTCCAGATACGCCATGTGAAAGACCGCGCCGTTTCGGAAGCGGAACTGCTTTTCCTTGTCCTTCCACTCGGCGGCATCCCCGTACATCTGCCTTGCGACGTCGATGGTGTCTTTCAAATCCTCCCTTGATCGCCGCAGCATCAAGCCCTTTGCGGCGGGACCCCAATCCTCGGCGTGGCACCAAAATTCTCCAAGCGAAGCAAAGGACT